AGCAAGTTGCCCTTACGAACGCCATAACGCTCAAGCACAAGTGCAGAGCTGTTTTCGACTTCGATGTCGTCTGCACCCATAGAAACATACTTGTGGTTGCTAAGAACAACCTCAACTGCGTCTGAGTCGATGTCTTGAACGGTGTATGCACCACCGACTGCCTTGTCGAGTGCTGCGTCGATAGCTGAATTCAAGCGAGGAACGCTTACGCGGTCGCCAGGATTAGCTGCGGAGTCGCTGAAGTCTGTCGCAAATGCGGCAAGTGGAGCGATTGTCTGGGTGTAGCCTTGCAAGATCGAACGTGCGATGATGTCGTCTTGGATGCCAGTTGTGGAGTTAGCCATAATTTATATTATTGGTTAGTTGTTAAGGTTAAGCAGAGCGTCTTTGTTCTCATTCCAGAACTCAGTTGCTCGCTTGGGATTTGTTGATTGCAGTGTGCGATACTGCGCGAAAATGTCTGTCTCTTCGTCGCTATCAGCAACGGCAACAGGCTCGGAAACGCCAAGCTCTTGCATACGTGCAAGTGCTGCGTTGCTGACCTTCTCGTCAAATTCAGTCTGTGCCTCTTGGCTAGCTTCTAGCTCGCTGACAAGCTCGGCCTTCTCGGCTTCGAGCTGTGCGCTGGCGGCTTTGCTTTCCTCAAGCTCGGCTGTGACTTCTTCGATGCTGGCAGCAAGTTCTGCCATGTTGGCGGTAACGTCTTTGATCTCACCTTCGCGTTGAGCAACAAGCTCAGATAGCTCGGTGTTCTCGGTTGTGGCAGCTTCAAGACGCTCTTTCATTTCGTTGTCTGTGTTAAAGATCTTCATGTTGTTGGTCTGTATAGTTACATTTATTATCGTGATTTCAACTTACAGCGTTTGCCAGCATGGCGTAAGCTTCCGCCTCACTGCCTATCGCGTCAACGAGTCCAAGCTCGCCGGCGCGTGTGCCGTGATACCAACCTGCGCGGAACACCTCGCTGTTGACGTTTGGACGGTTAGCTGATACGTGTTGTTGAAATTCTGCGCCGATGCGGTCTGTCTCTTCTTGTAGAAACTCGCGCTGGCTGTCTGTCATTGGCGTGTCGCGGAATGTGCCTTTTAGGTCTGCCCCCTCGTTTGTCATGACCTCATTAGAATATCCGATTGACTCCATGAACGCGCTGTCATCATACCAGCTCAATACTGTGCCGATATTGCCCACATCTGCACTCGGTGATGCGACGATGTTGTCTGCGCTTGCTGATAGGTGATAGGCAGCCGAGCAGCTCATGCCATCACAATATGCGACTGTGGGCACGTTGCTGCTTGCGATTGCTTCACTTGCCTCTTCTAAGCCGGCGACTGTGCCACCAGGTGAGTCAACATTGAACATAATCGCCTTGGCATCTTGTGCCTCTGCAATCTCTTTGCGCAGTGTGCGGTAATCGGTTGAGCCGATCATCTCGTAAATTGGCGCGGCATTGTCTAGCAATGATCCTTTGATGTCGATGTGCGCGATGCCGTTGTCGTCAATGCTCATGCTTCGACGTGTGACAAAGAAGTCGTCCATGTTCATGTTCTGGTGTGCCATCTTGATGCTGTTCATCAGTGCGCACATGCCTGGCTTGGTTATTGCCCAAGCTCCGCGTAGGAAAGCTGAGTTATTCGTTGGGATCATTATTATTATTTGGTTGTGCCGATGCGTCGGCTTGCTCATTGGGTGTTAACATTTGAAGCTCGCGGTCGTCGATCTCGACGCCGAACTTGGCTTCCATTTCTTCCTTGATTGATTTGCGTTCGATGATCTCCATGCACCGCTCGCGGATGTGCTCGCTGTGTGTCTTGCCTTTCTCTTGCAAGATGCCACTCATGTTTTGCGAGCCAATCTTGTATTCATCTATCTGAGTGCGTGAGTCGTTGCGAGGGTCGATTGAAAGCTTTGGTGGCATTGTAAAGTCGAACTTATACCAGTCGTCTGATGCTGGCAGTAATCCAAGCTTGATGGCTTTAGAGAGTGCCCAGCCAACTATGCGACGCGCCGGCTTGCGTAATACATCTTGACGTGCTTCAACGCTTGCGCGTGCGCGGGCTTGTATGTTTCTGATGGTTGTGCCTGTTACGTTCTCAGCTTTCCACACAAGTTCCACAGGCCACGGGATGCCAGCTAGTGCCTCGCGGATGATTCTGTCTTGGAACCTGTCCCATAGGTCGCCAGGGCGTGAGTGGTCGATTGTCTCTAGCTTGCTTCCGCTGTTGCTCTTGAAGTGGCGCACCATGCCTCCAGCGTATGATTGCACTGCGAGTCGGTTGTCGTCTGTTACTGCGCCTGTCAATGACACGCTTGGATCATCTAAGTCGATGCCACCTGTCTCTGAGTATTCAATCAGCGCGTGGCTTGATACCATCATTTGAGCCATCAATTCCCATTCTTGCGATGTCTTCGCCTTGCGTAGCTCCATGATGGCGTGGCTGAGTGCTGGTATGCCTCTTGATTGTCCATGCCATTGAGGGTCTGCGATGTGCACCATGTCTTGTGCGTCAATGTAGCGGTCGTCTTTGGCTTCGTCACCTAGCACGCAATATGCGACCGGTGAGCCGTTGCGATTCTCAATTACGCCATTGCATATACGATTGCCTCTGTATGCGCTGACGATTAGGATGTCATCTTTGACGCTTGATTGACGCGTGCCAACCCTGTGAGCTGGTATGTGCTGAATCTGCGGGTAGCCTGTCTTTGTCTCTGTAAGCAAAACAAAAACGTCGCCGTCTCTGTCGATGGCGATGCTGTCTAAATGTAAAAGCTTTCTGAAGTCGAATAATGAGCCTTGCACAGAGCAAACTGAGAACCAGCTTTGTAACCATTCTTTTGCTGCGTCACCGAATGCATCATCTGCGCCTTTAAACTCTGGGTTCCATGCTCTGCCAACTACGCCGTCAGCCTTCTGCATGATTGCGCCCCGTGGCACACCAAAGTTTGAGAAGATGACGCGCGACTGTGACATGGTAGCCCGATGGTCATTCTGCGTGAATAGTTCATCCAAGTCGCGCGAAAAGTCTGGCATCCACTGTGCTCCGCGTGTGTATCTATCGCTGGAGCTTACCAGTTTGCGCTGGTGCTCTGTTGGGCGTCCGTTTGAGTCAAGTATCTGCATAACTTAAAATTGTCCGTAGCTGCGACCAGTGCTCGTCACATTCATTTCGATCATGTGTAACGCCCTGTCGAGTGCGCTTGCCCATTCGGCAACTGTCATGTTTGCCATCTGTGAAAATGATGCACCATTGGCTGATCCGCTCACAACATCGCCACCTTTGTTCTGGGCGATTTCCTCGATGGCTTCATCTAGCCACGTTTCGAGTTGAGCCTTGTTCGCATCACTGCGGGCACCATAACGCCTAAGTGTGCCGATAAATCCGTTTGCAATCGCCATTATAAATGACGATGATTTCAACTATTCCTCTTCCACGTTGGCATCAAAGGCAAACACCTTATAAATTGATGCAGCAATAATTTGCATTGTCTCACAGTCCCAGAGGTGGTTGCCCACCCATGTCTTGCTTACTTTATATCGCCACTTACCTGGTGACACTTCAACCTTGCGCTCGTTCTCCATCTGCTTGCGGTATTCCTCTCGGTGGTTGGCTGGTATCTGCCAGCCGGCACCGTCACCTCGCATCAATGCTGACAACGTATCCTTTGCAAGTAAGTTGCTGAATTTACAATATTTATAATAAAGCCCCGCTGTGGTTCTTGCGCGTTGAATTGAGCTGTAAGGTTTCATCACTCGACGCTTGCCAACCTTGCTTGCGTATCCGTTTGACTCCTCACCAAGCAAGCAGTTCCAAGGATTGGGGTCGTTTGGCGTTTGTGACTTGCGACACTCAAGCGCGACTGTCTCTGGACGATATCCACGGTCTACAAATACGCATCTATTCGGCACCTTCATTCTGTCGCGTAACATCCGCAGTCCTTCCCACTCGTCAATTTTACCCTCGTATAATAGCCGACTCTTGCCCTCTATGCTCCAAGCTCTGATGACTGCCCAGAAGTGATCCTGCTGAACATCCACGCACATAAAACGAAAGTTTTCCTCCTCCCACTTCTCGCCATTGAAGTATTCTTTGAGTTGGTAAGCATCTGTTGCGCCTTTCAAGCTTATGGTCTCGCTTGGCTCAACCCATGATTGTGCAAGACGTTTCTGGATGAACTGCCTCAACGGTGCCATGTTCATGCGCTTGCGTGCGTCTTGTGCTGTGATCCACTCATGCACCAGTTTAGACCAGTTAATCCACCAGACAGCCATTGCTGGATACGTTGCCGCGATGCGTCCTGGCTTGGCGTTATTGTTACGGCTTATGTATTTACCGCTGGCTGATAGTTGTCGCCGAACTTCCGCCCTGTCTTCAAACTTTTCTTTGCAGTCTTCATTAGCGCACTCGTAATGCACCGACTCGGTAATTGCGTCCCAATCCCATTCTTCGCCTTCTGTCTTTACGTGTTTGAATTTTACTTGCTTCCATTGATATGTTTGGCGTTGCTTGCACTTTGGACATTCAAAACAAAAGTCATGAATATCAGCGTCTTGAAACGCTCCATCAAACTGGTCGCCCTCAACGCCACCCTGTGACACTAGCACCACTCGACTGTTCCACCGGTCATGCGTTCGCCTGCGTGCTTCTTCCAGCATGCCTGGTTTCCACAGCCAGCATTCGTCTCCGTAAACAAAGCGAATTGACTTGGATTGCAAGTTGGCGAGGTTGGCACCGCCAATGTGTAACGGCATGTGCGGGAATAATATCTCGCCCTTGCGGAAGTTGCCACGTTGCTTGCCACTTGGTAGCAATGGTGCAACCTTGTCGTTTGACTTCAAGCTCGGATGAAAGCGTGTATCTACCCATGCGCGTGCGTCGTCATCTGTCTGCATGGTGATCAGCGTAGGCCCAGGCTCTTCCGCTATGATCCACGGCAGTATGCCCTCCAGCATTGTGGTCTTGCCACTTCCCACTGGTGCCATCACGACCACCTCCTTGTTCTCATCGTCAGCAATCCACAGCATTGGCTCGCGTAGCCATGGTGTTGCGTCGATGTCAAAGTTGGGACTGCGTGCCGACTGTGGCAGTTTCACATACTCACACGCCCACTCGACCACATCCATATCAGATGGTGGCGTGATGGCTCGGCAGAATGCTTTTAGTGCAATGCCCATTAGTCTGAGTGAACGTCGTAGTATTCCATTGTCGTGTCGTTGCAATATGCCTCGTATGTGCCTCGGCTGTTGACGTTGAATCTGCGCCAGTCGCCCTCTGGATACTCTCCGCGAGGCCAGCCATTAGCACATCCTATGTATTTATAGGTGCGTGTGACTGTGGCTGCGTCTGGCAATGCCTTCTTGAATATGCGGTCGTAGCCGTTGCGGTATTGTTCTGTTGGCGCTTTGGTTTTTATCTTGTCGCGCGTTATGTCGTTTCTTGCTGGTTTCCCCATTGTTTTGTTTTGTTGGTTATTTGTAAAGTTTGCCCGCCTCGTCTGCCAACATGCCATCAATCTTGAGCATGTATTCTCTTATCTTTGCTTTAGCTTTGGCTGCCGTTAATCCTTCAAGCATTGCCGGCAAGTCTGCCTGGCATTGTCTGTGTGCTGCCGCCACCGCTGCACCGATGCTGGTAAGGTCTGCCATCACCTCATCCTTGTGGATGTAGTCACCCTCTAGAATCTCGATCTGTCTTAGCTTGTGAATGCCGTCAATCTTGGTCTTCAGCGTGCGTGCCTCATCATAGTTGGTAGCTGTGCGAACTTGCTCCATCAGGTCTCGCTCTTCGCTGGTCGCCAGGTGCGGGTTGTCGTCAGTTGTGTCTTGCTCCCACGGCACACCATTGATCCACGCGTGCGGTCGCTTTGCTTTGGTGTTTAGAATGTAGTCAGCAAACTCGTCTCGGTTCTG